GTCGGGGCGGCGCGTCTTGCGCCGGCCCATCAGCCCGTCCATCGACCAGCCGTCCGCCTTCTTCGACGTGATCTGGTCGAAGCCGACATCGTCGAAGATCGCGCCGAGCATCCACGAGCCGGACTTGATCACCTGCTCGCGTCCGTCGATATCGGTCGTCGTGTAGTCGGGGCCGCGGTGGATGTAGCTCTCGACCACGTCTGCATGACCGAGCGTCCCGTCGGCGTGGTAGAAGCCGATCTGGCGGCTCTTGCGGCAGTACTCCCAGGCGATCCGCTCCAACTCGGGGCCCGACATGAACTCGCCGTGGCCATCGACCTGGTCGGGGGCGTAGGCCACACCGAGCACGAACCGCTTCGGGTTTGCCGGCACCGTGAGGGCCTTCACCACGAGCTCGGCCTCCGTGTCGAGTCCAGCCTGGACGACAGCGTCGACTTCGGGAGAGAGCGGCGGCTCGGGTTCGACCTCCACGACCACGCCGACCGTTGCCAACGAGGGCAGCACATTCGCCGCGGCCTGCTCAACCGAGATCCCGGCCGCCGCCGCGGCGTCTACGAGGTCGCCAGCCGTGATGTTGGCCTGGTTACCGTGATCGTCCCCGGCGTTACCGGATCCGTCGAGGGCGCAGCCGCACGTCACGCACATGAATCACCGCTCTCCCGGCAAAACCAGCCGTGGGTCATGCTCCATCTGTCCAGTGGCCTTGAGGTGATCCATCTCGGCTGCCGACGGCGCGACGATCAGACCGCGGCCACGGAGCCGGTTGCGGGCCTCGTGATCCGCTTGGGCCGCTTCGGCCGCCTTGCGTTCATCGGAGAGCTGCTCCGCCGTCTTGCCGACGTGGGCGGAGCGGTTCGGGTACCGGCGCTTGGCCTTCGATCCACGCCAGCCCTGGGCCCGCATCATCTGGCGGCGCTGGGTCCGGTTGACCGGGACCACGGGCATGGTCATTAGGCAGCCGCCGCTTCGTTCGCGATCTCGACACGCTCGACGCTGAAGCACCGACCGAACCACATGCGCCATACGACGAACCACTGACGGTCGAAGATCTCTTCGCCTTCATCGGTCCATCCACTGAAGGTGTGGTAGCGGGTCCTGTAGGCCAAGGGGAGCAACTGGCGCACAGCCCATCGTCCTCGCCGGGAAGCCCGCATGATGCAGCTCTCGCACGCGCCGTCGCCTTCGTGACCGCACCCCTCGGGGGCCGTCTTGATGCCAAATCGCTTCGCCATGGCGTGGTCTCCTCTCACTTCTTGGTCTTGAGCGGGCGCTCAAGACGTTCGACCGACTCGCACTTCATCCGACCCAGCTGCCAGCGCTGGTGGCCTCGGCGCGGCGAGTTCTTGCCCCGCGTCCGCTTGAGTGCCGTGGTGTGGCCCCCTCGTCGGGGCATCAGTTGAGACCGGCCCGACCGGCGTTCACCAGGCTGATGTGGTGGTGGCGGGGCGTGCCGCGGACGTGCGGCGTCATGTCGAACTCGAAGTGACGGCCTTCCATCATCTCGGCCAGGCTCAACTGGCACAGACCGAGCGGCCAGATGGGCGCCGGGCCGGCGTAGACCACCGTGCCGTCCTGGTCCGTGGCGATCACGTCGTAGGCGACATCGGGGTCACAGTCCATGCGGATGAGGATCACGACTCGTCGTCCGAACTGTCGTCCGTCTCGTCAGAACTCGCCCCGGTCGTGATGACCGCCGTCACCGCGCACCGGCACCGCGGATGGATCGGGGGCTGGGCATCGGAGTCGTCGACGTCGTGGGGGTTGTCCGACTCCACGTCGAGGCAGACCGGACAAGCATCGGCCTCGGTGATGAGGTCGAACCGGCCGATCCCGCTGTCGTTGTAGGCATCGATCGTGCCGGCCGTCTGGGCCCGGGCAACTTCGGTCACGGCGATCAGGTCAGCCTGGGACGCCGCGACGTCGTCGAAGGTGGACTGGATGGACGCCGAGATCGTGCCGGTGCTGTCGCCGGCGGCGAGGCCCTGTGCGAGCGCGTTGCCGAGCCGGGTGAGCATCGTGTCGCTGAATCCGCTGATCTGCACGTCGGCCTGGCCAAGCAGTGCCTGGAGGCCCGCGCCGGACACCTTGGCGGCCGCCTGGGGGTAGCCGGGCTTCCATGCACCCCAGTCGATCGACTCGACGAGCTCCTTGGCGCCGGCGGAAAGGGTCGTCGCGCCTTGCTGGGCTGCGGCGTGCTGGCCGCCCCGGCGGCGATCTCGGCGGCAGTTTCGTTGTCCTGCGCCTTCGTCACCTTGAGGGAGAAGAGCTCGGCCAGTAGGGGCTTCAGCTGCCCGGCGTAGTAGCCCCCGATGACGCGGTTCAGGCGCTCGTGTTCAGTAGGTCTTTTGGGTTTGGCCCAGCACCTGCCTTCAGCACAGGACCGAACGCGGCGTCGACCTGGTCACGGGTCTTGGCGCCTTCGAGCGACTTCCACACCGCCTCAGCGATCGTGCCGGGGATCACGTCCGATGTGAACCGGCGCGGGGCGCGGTGGCGCTTGATCTGCGTCCGTGAGTTGTCCCGCCAGCGGTACAGCTCCTTGGCGACCTCTTCGGGGTTCTCAGCCTCGGCCATCTTCTCGGCGATCTCGTCCTCGTCGCCATCCTCGAGGATCACGTTCGAGATGCCGGTGTCGGACGTGAAACCAGCCGTCAGCTCCTTGACCGTCGGCAGCAATCCCTGGACGATGTCCCAGTCAGTCGTGCGGCACTCGGGCCGCAGCGACGGGATCTCGGGGACGTGCAGCGGATCCCACCACGCCACCGTCTCGACGTTGTCGCCGTCGGGGTCGTCAGGGTTCACCACCCGACCGTCGGCCAAGTTGAGCGACAGGTCCGACTCGTGGTCGATGATCCATACGAAGCCCTGATAGATGCCGGTGACCCAGTTGCCTCCATGGAGGCCATCGGGGATCTTGCAGCCCGTCTCCTCCTGCCACTCCCGGCAGGCCGCGGCCCAGGCGGTCTCGTCGCCTTCGAGATGGCCGCCCGGCCAGTCCCAACACCCTGCAGCAGGGTCGGTGGCGTCGAGGCCACGCTGGAGCATCAACACGCGCCCGGTGTCCGCGGCACGCACCACCAGGCCGGCGGCCAGGAGACCCTTGTTGGCGTCCTTGCGGACCGGAGCCAGCGACTTCTGCGCAGGCAGCGCAATCGTGGTGGGGGCGGGCGGCACGAGATTCTCGCTCTGCGGGAAGTTCGGCTCGTCGGGGTTGAAGCTGGCCACCAATGCGCCGGGCGTGTTGAGCGTCTTGCCCGGCACGACACCTGCGCCGCCTTCCACCGGGCCGGCGGCCACCGGGATCGCGTCGGCCGGTGCGCCCGTCTCGGGGTCGACGGGCCCGGCGATGGCGAGGAAGTTGGACAGCGGAAGCGGCCCGGCCCGCGTCGTCATGATGTAGCGAGGAATCGGGCGCTCGTTGTCGATCGGCAGTCCGAAGACCTCGGAGCGGAACTCGTCGACGCTCAATGCCCCTGTGTCGACGCCGATCTGCCAGACCTGGGCCTCTTGGAGCCGGTCTTCCTTCTCGGCACCGAGCGAGATGTTCATCTTGACCGGCAGGCCGAGATCCTCTTGGAGGTAGCCCGTCATGATGCCCTCGACGTGCAGGGCCAGCGGTCGGTCGGCGATGCGCTCTTGGACGTCCATCTGCGTGTCGCCGGTGGCCCGGTTGACGTCGAGCGTGATGCCGAGGTCTTGGGGCGTGACCGAGTAGATGGCGCAGGTCTTGCGGAACAACCAGAGGGCCAGTTCCTCGTCGAACGGGTTGGGGCGCAGTTGGGTGAAGGTCGACCCGTGCGGCATCCAGCGCACCTTGACCTTCTGGGTCTGGTCGCCTTCCATGATGGCGTTCCACGCCTCTTGGAACTCGGCCAGCTGATCGGGGCTCGACTGGTCCAGCGGTGCCTCAGCGGTCGCGCCGGGGATCGATCCGTCGGCCCAGTAGTCGAGCAGGTGCATGGCCAAGCGGATGTCGGTGTTGGCCGTGAGAAGGATTGACTCCATGGGAGCCAGGCCGTAAGGCGAGTCGGGCTGGGGCCGGAACGGCAGGTAAATCAGGTCGTCGGCCGTCAGCCAGTCCCAGGGCAGCCCGTTGGCGTACTGGATGAAGGCGGGCGCCGGCGACTCGGGCGGGCGCCCCCAGTCGTCGAGCAGCGGGGCGATGGTCGTGCCGTCGATGATCTCGAGCCCCATGACGCGGCCCACACGGTCCCGGCGCTTGTACAGCGTGCCGGCGTCGTAGCGCAGCAGATCCTGGAGGTACATCGAGAGCCACGAGGCCCACGGCGTGCGGCCGTCGGGCTTGGCGACCGCGGCACGACCCGCCGCGATGGCGAGCGTCAGATCGCCGCTCTCGCCGTCGGCGGGCACGACGGACCAATCGAACGAGCGCAGGGAGTCGATCCGGTGTGCGATGCACATCTGCGCCACGTCGTAGGCCGAGGTGAGGGCTTGGAGCGCGCCGAAGCTGACCCGGTTCTGCCGGGGCCGCGTCGTGATGTTGGTGCCGGTGAGGAAGTCGAACTGACGGGGCTCGACCGAGTACCCGTTGTAGGGGTTGATCGGTCGGCCCGGCGAGAACGGGACACTGGATCCCATCCCCTGGTCCGCCATCGACTGCTCGACGGCCGGCGGTGGGTTCGAACCAGGGCCGAAGCCCTTCTTCACCCGCGAGATCTGGACGCCGAGGATCTTGGGCATTGCGATCCTCCGGTCAGGCCAAAGCTCTCGTCGCGGGCAGTCGATCGAGGTCGTCCACGGTGCGGACGGGTGGTCTCTTCGTCTTGCCCGCCTCTTCCTGCCATGCTGCGATGAAGGCCTGCCCTTGCCCGGGGTCGATCATCAGTTCGGTCAGGGCCCACACGGCAGCGTCCATCTCGTCAGGCGACGGCGGCGAGCCCGTGTAGGTCGTCATCTGCTCTTCGAGCTCGGGATGGAAGCCCACCAGCACGGCCCGGGGCTCCTGGTCGTCGATCGGCTCGAAGAGGACCGAGACGGGTTCGGCTCGGGTGCGCTTGTTCTCAGAGGCCCAGACGGTCTTGAGCGTAACGTTCGGATGGCGAGAGCGGAACGATTCCTTCAGCCAGGCGCCACCGTGGTTCTTCTCGACCACGATGCGG